AGTCAAAGCACCTAACATTCTTCCTGAATAAAATAAATCTACTTTAATTGGCTTACCCTCTCTTTGTAATTGTTTTTTATAAGAGTCTGAATATTGTGCAAATGGTACATCTCTAAAATCAATACCTTTAGCTGTCTTTGTTCTTATAATATCAAGCAAATGAAACCCAGCTTGTAATAATCCTTTATCAAATATTCTTGGAAATTTACTTTGTAATCTGCTGTATCTTTTGGATATTTGTTTTGCGTTAGTTTTGATCTTAATGTCTAAAGCCATTATCTAGTCAATCTTCTAAATCCATGTAAAGGCTCTCTTTCAGAAACTTGTATAGTGCCATCTCCTGTCTCATCATACTCAACACCATCTTCTAAAACTGTTCTCCATTCCTTATTGTATTCTGACATATAATACTCGGCCATTCTTTCAAATCTGTCTTTTTCTGTTTCAGGCCTGAATTTAGTTAATGCTGGGCAAAAGAATCTACCTAAAAATAGATATACACCAGCCCTCTCAAACTGATCTAAATTAACTTTAGTATCTACCATCTCAGCAGTATTTAAAACTGTTATATCTGTAAATACATTTGTTTTGTATGTTGGCCACCACTCTACTCTAAGCTGTCTTAGAATATCATTTGTTGTTTGTGCAAAGAAATTAACAGCTTCTGTATCAGTTGAAGCAATACCAAAACCAAAAGCATCAGGTTGATACTTAGTGACATCACTTGCAGTTATAACATTTGCACCTGTGTAATTAGCCATAAACTACTTCCAAATAAAATAAGCTACAATTAAAACTAATGGTATTGAGTACATTGGGTTATTCTTAGCTTTTACCCATACCCACTTTGACCACTTCTTAGCTTTCATCATTATAATTTTGTTCATTTCTTTTTCCTTGTTTTTCTTTTCTTGGGTTTAAGTTCAACTACTTTATCAGAAATGTCTTTTACTGTCGCTTTTTTAATTTCTTTTTTTACCTCATCAACAGGAGCAAAACCTCTTGACGTAAAATGTTTTATATTAGCTTCGTATTGGTCTTTTGCTCTTGTTATAGTTTTTTTACCATTTGTTAATCTAATATTCATAAATTCTCCTATTGATTATCAGGGAGATTTCTCTCCCTGATAAAAGTACGATTATTGGATTGATGAATCTACGTTTAATTCAACACCATAAGTATCGTTAAGTTCTCCTGTACCATATACAGCAGTTGCTACAATCTCGTCTGCTCTTAGAGAAGCATCTCTTTGAGTTTCGATTTTAAGGTCTTGCATCATAGCTAATGCTAACGCATCTCTATGGAAGATTGCACCTTTGTAATCTCCTGTAGTGCCTGGATTATTGCCTGAAGTGTCAGCTATATTTGAAGTTTCAAATATTGGAACACCAGCAACATTACCAACAAAACCTGATCTTAATGCTTCGTTTGATAATTCTGTATCTCTACCCACAAATGTGTTTGTTAAATTACTTTTTAAATCAAACGCATTAAATGGATGAAATACACCAGCTAGATCAGACATTGGAACTGCATTTTTTCTAAGTATTGCTACTGCATTAAATACATTAGCCGCACTAAGAACTGCTGTTCCATCATTAACTTCTTGAGAGAAACCATCAAATAACGCAGTTAAGTCTGTGTCAATTTTTTTAGCGATTGCTTCTCCAAATAATCTACCAATATCTCCAGCAACATTTCTTGGTGCTGAGTTTCTTGCTAAATCTGTAAGAGTTGTCATTATACCAACTTCACTTGCTGTAATAGTTACAGAAGATGGGTTGATAGCTGTGTTAGATAAATCAGATGCTTCCGATACTGCCGCCGCTGAAACAGCAGAGTAGATTGGAACTTCAACTGACTTTCCACCACCTGTTATTGCATAGTTTCGTACAAGAGGTCTCATAGTTGATTGCTCTGATGCTACGAATAATGCTTCTGCTACAATCTCAGTATATAATTCCGAGAGTGTAGAACTTGTGCTTTCGTTTGCCATTTTATTTTACCTTTATTATTTATTGTTTAAATTAATCTGAACAGGAGCAGAGTCTCTTTGTTTGCGATATTCTGCATACTTCTTACGATCTTCTGCTTTGCTCATATCTAAATCCTGAATATTAAATGGTTTTACAGTCTTACCTTCGATGCTACTCTGACTACCTGTGCCTGACAAAGACCCTTTTCGGAAATGTGGGTTAGCATCTAAAAACTCTTTAACTCTATCTTCTATCGTTAATAGTTCCCCTTTTGGGTTGTATCGTATGTTCTTATTATTATCAAGTATTTCTATTCTACCATCATCATTATAATTAACTTCATTCTTTAGCAAAGATACTACTTGGTCAGGAGCAATAGCATTGTTCTTAGAAGCTAATGACATAATAGAATTATCTACATTTATTGTTTTAACTTTAGACTTCCAATCAGCTAACTCTTTGTCTTTCTCAGCTATCCTTTGCTTCATAAGATTTTCAAGATCAGCTTTAGTCTTTGCTTCCTGTATTTCTTTTTCTTTTGCTAGTTCTTGCTCTTGTTTCTTAGCTTCGTCTAACATTCTTTGATGCTTAGACTTCTCAGCTTCTAGTCTTTGCTTGACAATTCTATCTACATCTTCTTGATTAAATGTTGGTGTTGGTTTCTCGTCAGTTTGAGTTTGTTTAACTTCAGCTTCCTGAACATCATTTTTCGGTTGATTAACCTGTGTGTCGTCTGACATTGTTTTCTCCTATTGTTTATATTGTTGATGTATCACTACTTTTTCATTAAATCAATATACCTGACTTATCAGGGTCATATCCAAATAATCCTATTATTTGTTTTTTTGATAATGGCTCATTATTAGAAATAGCTTTTTTAACTAAATCTCTAAGTGTTTCTTCTCCATCTTCTGTTAATGTGACAGTATCTATATCGTATTCTTCGCCAAATTTATCAACGTAAATACCCATTAATTCTTCTAAATCCATTATAATAAATTACTCCTTTCATATAATTCAGTAAAAGCTTTGGTTGTTTGTGGTGCGTAATAGTTCATAAGTTTTATATATATTTCTTTATTAACTGTATTTGATAATGCAGTAAAATTAGCAAATGCTTCTGTTGTATGACCATAAGTAATTTTTCCATATCCCCTTTTGATAGTTTCTGTGGAAATAAATCCATCGTAATAGCTTAACCTGTGTCCAAATCCTATTGCGTTGTTTGATATTGCTCCAACATAATCTGCAAACATTGGGTCAAAACCTCTACCAGCATCTCTTGTCGAAGCTTTAAATGTTTCTCCATTTTTTAATTTTAATTTCAAGGTTTTGCCATATCTTGAAACAACTAATTTATGTTTTATTGATGTGACAAAATCGATTGTTTCTGTTTTCATTGGATCGTAAGTTATACCTTTTTCTCTTAGCAATTCTCTTATTTCGTTTTTGTTTAATGGAAATGATTTTTCATTTATTATGTCATCAAGATATTTCGTTCTTATTGCTAATCTTTGGTCAAATGATTTTCCTTGTATTTTATTTGCTAATATATTTAGATCATCTGTATAATTTGTTAATCCAACTTTTACATTATCTTTTAAATTAACTCTGTCTGCCATAATTTCTATTTGTGCAGAATTACTTAATTGAACTCTATTTTTACCTTTTCTTTCATCTACTACATCATCAAATAATGTTTTTCTTCTTCCACTCTGAGTGTACGACCCACCAGCAAATTTTGTAGTTTTTGGTTTTATATCTACAACCAATCTATTAGGATTAGGAATAACTTTTTTTGCTATGTCTTTTTTGTCTAGCATAATGTTTCCAATATTGTGATCAATCTTATGTCCAAATTCGTGTGCATAAACTCGTCTTGCTCTAAGATTATTTTCAATATCAAAATCACTTAAATTAATCTCATCTGTTGATGGTCTATAAAAAGCATTATTTCCTCGAAGTTTTGGCATCTTTGGAGATTTAGGTATTTTACTTATTGCTCTAGTAAAGCTTGTTGCTACAGTTCCAAAAGCTAATGGTAAGTATGTTCTTTCCTCATCTGATATATCTCCAAATATTGAAGTTGTTGGTTTTGTATCTTGTTTAGAATCTTTTAAAAGTGTAGATGAATCTTCTCCATCATCCTCGTACCAATCAGGATTTACATAACTAAACTGATGTCTGCAATTATAACCACCTCTGACTATCATTGGGTTGCCACCTTTTTTACCTGACCAACTTCTACTAGCCCAAATCTCTTGTATTTCTTCTATAGTAAATAAACCATTCTTTCTTTTATCAAGCTGTCCACTTACCATTCTTCTACATAAATCTCTTGTTGTAGGTATTACATCTCCATAATATTTAACAAATGTTAGTCCAGCATCTTTTGATTTATTGAAGTTTAATGTAGCATCAAAGTCTCTCAGAGAATCGTTAAGTATTTGACCAGCATATCTTTTCATGTTCTCTCCTACTCTAGTTCTTGCATATTTTGTCTGTAATTGTTTGATAGCAATATCAACTCTATTTTTTAATCTTGGGTTGCCTTGATTTTTTTTTACATAATCTACCAATCTATTTACTGCTGGGTCTCTTGAAGTTGCATATATTCCATTAATAGATTCTCTTAGTTCTTTTTCTAATACTGTAAATTCTGTTCCAACTAATGTATTTTGATAAACTTTATCTGATAATATTCTCGTAAAATTGTTTGATACATCTTTAAACTGTGTATAATATTGTTGCTTTAAATTTTTAACTAAAGCTAAATCTCCTTTAGTTAGTTCTTGAAATTCAGGTGGTATCAATCCTATTGTTTTAAATTGTCTCTCAACTCTTTTAGCTTGTGCTGAAAAACCTTTTCTTACAACTCTATCTGCAAATGGTAAATATTCTTTATCAAGTATAGCTTTTATCTTTGGTCTTATTGCTACTGCACTTTGTAATTCAATAAGCTTACCAGCCTGTCTTGGTAAATCTTTATCAGCTAATGCTATGATCTGATCTTCTATTCTATCTAATGTTTTTGTTAATGCTTCGTAGTATTCTATCTCAGCTTTTTCAATGCCTTTGATTCGGTAGTTTGTTAATCTTTTTATTAAGTCTGACATTCATTAAATTTCTTCTTCATCTACTGTTTCTTCTTGAACTTCGTCTTGTGTAAATTGACCAACCTCTGAAGCTGAGTCTATCTCATCAAATATCTCGTTTAGTTTTTCGTTGTCATCTACTACTGCTCTTGCAATCTCTTTATCTACTTCTTTCATAAATGTAGGAGAGCCAATGCTTAATGACTTAGCTTGTTGATAGTAAATAAGATCAGTAGCATAATCTCTAATATTAAATGAATCAGGATAGTTTATTTCTCCATCAAATGTAGCATTTTGAAATAGTGCATATAATCTAAATATCTGTTCTTCTGCTATTTGTAGATTGTCTGCTTTTTCTGATAGTCTTGCATTAAGTAATTCAAATTCTGTTTGTAAAGCTATTCCTGAAGATACTGCTTGTTTAGTTGTTCTTACTGCTCCTGTATGTGCTATTCTATTAATAGCATTTACTTTGTTTGATATTGATTCCATGATAGCCTGTAAGTTTTGCCCTGATGGTTGAAGTAGATATGGTTTTAAATTAGGCTCTAATTCTTCAGGCATTTCTATTACAGCACCAGCACCAGCAGACGCATTAACCGATGGAGTCTTAACTAAACTAGGATGATTTGTTAATCTAATAAGCTGTTCTACTTCTGATAACTCATTGTAGATAGCTTTCTGCAAATCAGCTATGTCAGTTAGGTCTGATTGACCAATCCCCTTTTTGTGCGATTTGGAATTGTATAAGATAACTGCTGGTATCTTGCCAATCAGATTATCGGCAGTATCTATTACTGTCGGCTCGTCTCTGTCTGATTTTGCATATACAGTTTCAATCCGATCAAGATACCATAGTCTAAAGTAAGTTCCCCCATCCTTATCTACTTCTTCTCTTACTTTAAGATAATCTAGTGTGTATTTACCATTTATTTCTCTTTTGAAATTCCAATCTAAAACATTCTCAGGTGTTAATATTGATATGTATGGTCTTATCTCTTGCTCTAGTTCTTCTGCTCTTGTGTTTGTTGTGACTTTGGGTTTATCTAAAACTAAAAAACAATGACCATAAATAGAAGCATAGTTTTGAGCCTGTTTCATTACAGAGTCAAAATGGTTTCCATCTAAGTCAGAGTCTTTTAAGAAAGATTCTAAACTAGGCTCATCAGCCATAGCACCAAAATCTCTTGAAGCTTTTACTCTAAATAAAAATGATGAGTAAATTTGTATGATATTTTTACAATGGTTATCACATGGAGTATTACCAAGTCTTTGATTGTACTCGTTATCTAATTCTAAGTTATATCTGTTTAGGTATTGACCCAATGTATAATCATAACCACCATTAAATGATCTTATGTAATATTCCCATTGATTAACATTTTCTTTGTAGTCTTTGTGGGTCTCAAATGCTTCGTCTCGTGAATATGCCATAATCTATTTCATTGTCCATCTAGTTGGTCTTGAACTTGGCATCTGAACTACTAAAGGTTTTATGTAATCAATCATATAGCCCAAAGCATCATTCATATGGTCAAATCCATCTTCTTTGTTAGGAATATTTGTATCTTCCTTGTACGTTTGTCTTTGTAATCCTTTTATCAATGTTTTGCAAGATTTGGAAACAAAAATATGTCTGTTTCCATTGGTATCTTTGAGTTTAGAGTTCACAGCATTTATTCTATCTCTTACTGCTGGATGTCTTGTTTTTACTTTAACATGGAAGCCACCATTTTGTAATATTGATAAATCAGTTCTCCCACCAGCACTTGTTTTTCTTTGTCTTGAAGCTGGGTCAGGATAGATTGTAATGTGCATCTTAGTTCCATACCTATCTTGTATCTCTTGCACCATTTCATCAGTGTTACTTGAATAAATTACTATTTCATCAACAATGTATATCTTATCTTTTTCTATCTGAGCCACGCAACATGACATGGGATTTACGTTAAAGTCCATCCCAATATGTAAAGGTTTTGTATAGTCTATTGCTTTTTCTACAACAGACTCAACAGGATGAAAGTTATAATAGATAGACCCAGCATAATTTTCAAATGTACCTTCGAACTCTTGTCTAAATGTTCTTTGATCTAAGTCTTGTTTTGCTTGTTCTATTTCTTCTTTAGAAACCATACCACCATCTAATGTAGTAAATTGGAAGCTATCCCACTCAGGGTCTTGCTTACCTTTTAAGTACATCTCATAACTCCAATTACCATATCCCTTTGGCGACCCACACATTAAAACTGCACCGAGTGTATCACTAACACTAGCCCTCAAAACTTCAAACCAAGTTCTTTTATCTATGTCAGCAAACTCAT